AGTGTAGTTGACTGTACGGACAACTTCACGGTTGATTTCAGAAAGGATCTCGGCAGAGAGAATATTTGATAGTTCTGTCTCAGCATCAAGACCATGGATTGCTTTAAGGTCTTGAGCAAGTTCCATAGTGTACTCTGCTTTTAGAGCGCGTGAAACTGCTGTAACAGAAACTTTCTCAACTGAGAATGCCATTTCTTGGAAAGCGTTTTGTGTGCCGTCACCTAGTGCTTCAGCGGCAGCGGTTGACATACCAGTACCGACTGTATAACCACTACCAGATGCACGAGCGGTTGGGTCTGCACCAGCCTGGGCAGCAGAACCGTCGATGCTACTAGCAGCAACAGAAGCAGTGTTACCAGAAGCAGAAGCAGAGAATGTGCTTGGTGCTTCGTTGAATAGTGCTTCGTCACCAGCCTGACCGTTGAAACGTGAACGCATGGCAAAGATAAGACCAGTTGGACCAGTCATTGGCTGGACACCGGCAATATCGTATGCGATCATGTTTGGCATGGAACGGCGAACGAGTGAGATGAGAACTGGATCGAAAATATCGATTGACCCGGTTGATGCATCTGAGGATGAAGCGCCCATTGCGTTAGTTGGTGCAGCTTCGCCCAATAGTGATGGCATATGATAACCGCCAGAACCCATTGCTGCTTCTCTAGCAGCTTTCTCTTGGTTTTCGAGTAGAGTGGCAGTAACAGAACGACGATGAACATCTTTGATCTCTGGTAGATCGCCATGTTCAAGAACTGGTTGCCACTTCTTGACTAAATCTTCAGTAAGCATAGATTTTACTCCTTATTAGTAACAGTTACTTTTATTTATAATAATATTATTTCTTGACAGTTCTAGAAATTGCGCTCATGTACTGTGCCATTTCATTTGACACTTTTGGTGCAGAAGCTTCCTCTTCTAGAGGTTCTTCTTCATCAAAAATTGTCTCATTCTGTGCTTCTTCTTCAATATCTGTGAAATATGTATCCTTCAACATTTCAATCTTTTCTTTGAAATCTTCTTCTGATACAAAGTCAACACCTTCAGCAAGACCCTTTAGTTTTTCTGACTGAGCAACGGTAAGGTCTTGTGAAACGTCAGCAATAGCAGAACCACGATGTAGAGTTTCGATTTCAGTTGACAAATCGATATTCTTCTGTAGTTCTTTGTTCAACTCTTCTTCTAGAGAGTCAACCTTGTCTGACAACTCGCCTAGTACATCGACCTTCTCTTCTGGCATTTCGATGTAACTTTGTTCAAATAGTGTTTTAAGACCACCCATGAACTCTTCAGCGATTTCTGTGCGGATACCATTTTCAACTGCTAGACGGTTGTTATCCATCCATTCGTTGACAACGTAGTCAAGTGAACTTTCTAGTTTCTCAACCATTTCTGCCTTGACTTCATCTTCTTCTAATGCTGTAGCGGTTTCAAACATCTCTGACATTTCTTCTAATGACTCATTGATTTTTGAAATAACAGCAGCTTCAAAGATAGTTGTTGCTTTTTCTTTGAACTCTTCTGATAACTCCTCGTCACCAAATAGGGCATTGATATCATCGGAAAGGTCAATGTCTTCTTTCTTCATTTTCTTTCCGTAATGCATATTCTCTTTCTTTGCATGTGCCATTTCATGGTAACCTTCAGCATTCTTCATCATCTCGCCATACATTGCAGCGAGATCCTTCTTGCTTTTGCTACCCATGTGTTGCATCATGGCATTTAGCATACCCATTTTGGTAGTTGGCATTTTATCGCCTTGAGTTTTGCTACCAGGGAGTGGTTTGGCTTTAGTGGCGGTTGGCTCTGGAACTTCAGAGGGGTCACCATGTGATGCCTTAAATTCTTGAAGATCTTCGTTGTCTTGCTCTTCTTGCTCTTCAGCAATCTCGGCAACTTCAGCGTCTTCAAGGACTTCTTGATTTTCATCTGACATAATACGCTCCTTTGTAGTGAGTTTATATTTTATTTATAATTTAAATTTCTTCAATATAATATTATAACTTTTTAAGGAAATTTTCAAAGATTCTAAGTTTGGTTCGCTCTAAATCAGACTTACTAACGGTCTTGATTTCCTCTTGAGCCTGTTCAACAAATTGTTCAACCCATCTACCACCTTCATATACCCACTCAACACCTTCCATGATGCCCTCTACGAAAGCATCTGGTGCTGATGGATCAGCAACAATATCTGCTGCTGTTGCTAGATAAAAATCACCTTGCACTTCATTTACACCATTCTTTGATTTGAGACTTCCCATTCCTCTTGAAGACACTCCCAAAGAAGCACCCTCTTTGATTAGATTTTTTACAATCGTTCCATAAGGCGAGTCCATAATCTTTGCCTTGCCTACAAAATTGTCACCGTCTTTCTTCAATTCTTTAATCATATGAGACACGCGCTCTAGATTAATGGTTGGACCCTGTGGGTGACCCAACTCTCCAAACGCACGATTCTTAATAACGTATTCTTTATTGTAACGGTCAACTTCACGCTCCAGAACTTCCGTAGGATACATGCGACCGTTTCTGTTTTTCTTGTTTGCTTGCATAAAGATGCCTTCGATGAAATATTCCTTTTCACCGTTCTCATTTGCTTCTGAGATGTATTCGATAGTCTCATAGACTTCTGTGATTAACTTCATCTTACTCTCCAGAAGACTTATGCATCTTCAATACAATACTACCTGTGCCACCACTTAGAGCGCAGTGAACGTTAGCAGTTACATCACCTTTTGATACTTCAAGTTTGATACCATTACCCTGATAGTCATGGTGACCATTACCAGAAAGAACTAACATAGTATTGCCACCTCTAGTCACAGTCCATGTCTGACTGGCTGCTAAACTCCACATGATCTCTGAAATTCTCATCTCAGATACAGTTTCACCAGCATTGTTTGCAGAGGGATGTGTAGCATGATTTAATTTAAAACCATCGCTACCTGTAGCGCGTAATACTACATAACCACCAGGTTTATTTGATTTTGTTGTAATAGGCATTATCCAGTCCTCTTAGCAAATGTAAGCATCTCTTTGTAAGACTTCTGGTCTTTCATCATCTCCATTTCCATACGCTTACGATTTTCTGGGTTCAACTCTTTCAAGACAGTATTGAACATCTTTGCATCAACAGGACTCACTTTGACTGACTTGCCGTCTTTCAACTTCATCATGCCAGCCTTGACTGCCTCATCAAGTTCAACTTCTTCTACGAGTTTGCCCTTCGTTGCCACATCCGCAAGAATTTTTGCGGCAACTTTAGGATTTTTCATTACCTTTACCTTTAGGTCTTTTGGCAATCTAGACATGAATGTATCAACATATTTTTCAACTGCTGCCATGTCTTTAGGAGATAGTGCCTCATCAAGTTCAACTTCTTCCTTGACGGTCTCGGCTTTCTTATCACCTTGGTTTTTATCACCCTTGCGTGTGGGTGTCTTACCAATCGTATTACGAAACTGAGCGAACTTAGTATCGCCAGTCGTACCTTGCTTGACTGGTTTATCTTCACCTTCAGCATTGTCTGACTCAGCATTTTTATGTCTGACTGAGTCTTTATCTGATTTGAACTGATTATCACCAGCGACGGGATGAGCGATAGAGACGGCAGTATGTAGATCTACGAATTCTGCTTCCTTACCGGCTTTTGCCATTAACTCTTCTTCGTCATCGTCAATATCGATGACGTATTCATCTGCATCAGCTTCAGTAATGTCTCTGATAGTTTTGAAATTATTCATCTTCCATCTCTTCTGGTGTGTCATCTACTTCTGGGGAAGTAAATAATGTTGATGCCATAGATACCTTTTCGTTATCAATTCTGTCATTTGCCTTCTGTAACAAGATATCTGTAACGGTATCACGAAACTTTGATACTTCGTTTGCGTTAAGATAGTCAACGGCATCTGACAATTTTGCTTCAATATCCATTTGATACTACTCCTTCGTGTTTATTTATAATATTTTTTATATGAAAAACGGTAACTTGTAATCTGTGCCACTAATGTTGATGACAATGTGACCATCAGGTGATGCTACAACCGGATCATCGGGAGCAGTCAAACCTAATGTCTGTGATACAACAGATGTATTTCCTGCATATGCAGTCATGTCACCAGAAGAAACACTTGACGAGTTGTTAGCCACAGCGGACATAAACGGAATCTTATAATCGACTCCATTTACATTTAGTACAATATGTCCGATTGGATTAGCAGCAATAGCATCGTTAGGTGACAAACTACCTAACGTCTGGACTACACCAGCACTTGATGTATTTCCGCTATTAACTGTTACTGTATGACTTGAGTTTGTTACAGTGCCAAATGATAAATTTCCACTTCCGTCAGTCTTTAGAATCTGACCTTTAGATCCGTCAGCGACTGGAAAAGAATACGCACTGTTTACTGATAGAGTAGATGGGTTAGAACCAATTTCTAATACTGAAGTGCTATTTGATGTGTATAATCTTTTGTCAGGTATATTTAAGGCTAATTCACCAGTAGACAAGTTTCCAGTAGTCGGTAGATTTCCAGATACACTTGTCCTTTTAATTTTAATAACAGATGCCATAATAAGAACTCCTATCTAGGAAGTAAGGAAAGACAGGGGTCAACCCCCTGCCTCCTGTCTTTTAAGTCTATATAGACTTTGCTCAATATTTATTTATAAGATTTTTTAACTTACTAGTGAGAACGTACCATTAGCAGAATAGTTAGTTTTACTACCATCTGCCCTAGTAATTACTACATATCCAGGTCCACCAGAGCCATCATTGTCTCCACCACCAAGACCTGGACCTGACCCACCAAATCCATACGCGGGTGGAGCATCGCTTGGACCAGCACTAAAACCAGATGTTGCTCCTGGTGCTGCACCATCGGCACCACCCAGTGTGCTTCCAGAATTGGCAACGTAGAAAAGTTGTGAAGGTAGATTATTATCATCATCTTCAAAGTATCCTGATCCACCACCACCAGAACCATGATTTCCAGATGGTCCAGTTGAGCCACCGCCACCTCCACCATAGTAACCAGCGCCGCCACCACCATTACTAACAGTCTCTCCAGGTGGAAATGAACCACTACTTGCACCACCTTTTAATTTTCCACCATCTTCTGCATTAGGACCGTGGCCGAATGGGTAACCTTGAGCGCCAGCACCACCAGCAGATTGTGTGCCACCTAAACCACTATTATGACCACTACCACCTCTTGGTACTGGACCTGGGTTTTGTGGTGTGCCATCGCCACCAGTTGAACCACCACCCTGACCACCATATTTTCCTGGTGTACCTACGTTTGATGCGGCCGCACCACCACCGGAACCACCAATAACCACGGCAGCAGCGTGTAAGTTGTCAACATTGAGAGGTGAAAATGGTTCTGTAAACACACCTGTAAGTGCGCCACCTCTAGCGCCACCTGCACCACCGCCGATTTCTAGTTCACTAGTAATAACGGCGCCATTCTCGCCCATATCACCACCACTACCAATTAGAATATGTAGTGTCTGATCCCCTGCGATTGTGTATTGTGCAGTAGTGTAACCACCACCACCACCTCGACCCGCAGTGCTTTTACCACCGCCACCAGCACCCCAGACTTCAATAGTGATTACTTCTGGTACAATACCGTCGATTACAGTTAAGCGTCGTCTTCTTGCTCTCATGGTAGAGTCGCCACCAAATTCATTATCAGGTACACTATATGAACTTGATGTATATCTGGCATTGCCTTTTGTGACACGAAATTCATCAATAAAGCCAGCAAATCCTGTGCTATCTAGTGGTCCTCTGCCAACGCGAAGAGCATTACCACTTAAACCGGAAGTTGCGAATGTGCCTTGAGCAACACTAACACCGTCTAGTGAAATTACTAGATTGTCGGATGCTCTTGAAAATGATACGAACTGCCAGGCACCTGTTGCGACTTGTGTGCCTGATGATTGAGTTAGGGCAGTTGCACCACGATATGCTGTTAGGAAAGAGTCGCTACCACTTGTAGCGATACCAAAGTTTACGCCATCAGCGGTTAGAGAAGCGATGACATTGTTACCTGATAATGTAGTTGGGTAAATCCAACCTTCAATAGTAAAGTCTCCACTTAAATCAAATTCAGCCGCTTTACCTGTTTCGATGTAGTCACCGTCACCATCAAGTTTTAAAGACCTTGTACCAAACTTTGCTTGGTCTGCACTCAAAACCGCATCACCAAAAATCTGTACATCAGCGGTATTTGCAATATCTTGAATAGGCATAATTAAGTTCCCCTATGTTTGTAAAAGAAACGATACATTAGCAGCTAATGGATCATCATCGAATGTGCCACCTTCTCTAGTACTAAATGCTCTTGCGATGTATGAATTGGTATTTGCTGTAGAGGAATTAAATGTTGCTGTATCTGTTTTTGAGTTCCATGTACTACCACCCACAAAGGCAGTTGTGTTTGCATAGAAGGCAACAGATGTAACAACAGTTTGTTGTAATTGACGATCACCAAAATCGCCAGTCGTTTGTTGTAATTCGTTTGCACCATCGAACAATGTAAAGACAGAAGATGAGTTGGCAGAGATTAAACGTTCGTCTTTTACGTTAATTGCCAACTCACCTTCTTCCAATGAACCTGGCACCTGGCCTGCTGTTGATGACCTTTTTAATTTGATAATTGATGCCATAATAATCTCCCGCTAGAAAGAACCACCCTCTACTGTCGCTGCTTCAGCGGCAATAAAGGCATTAGTATTAGCAAGTGTTGCTTTGAATGTAGTAGTATCTATCTTAGCGGACAGGAGACTATTATCGACAACAGAGTTGGCAAAACCTGATACGCTTGTAACAACAATACTATCAGGAGTCAAATCTTCAACAGCGGTTTGACCTACTGATACGGCTTTCACACCACCAGTATGTACTTGAAAGATACCAGTGCCATTAGATGAATAAATTTTCTGGTCTTTGGTGTTGATTGCTAATTCACCAACCTGCAAATCTGACAGAGATGGTGTAGCACCAGCAGTCGAAGACCGTTTTAGTTTAATAATCGATGCCATATTGTCAACCCCTTTCTATTCTACAAGTTAAGGTGAGAGGAGTATAGTATACCCCTCCCACCGATTTTAGTCAAGTAGATTAGAAAGAACCACCATCGATAATGGCATCAAGTTGTGCCTGAGCATAACCTGTGCCAGTAGTATCAACAGTTACGCCTGGATCTGCCTGTAAGTCTTTGAAGACTTTGAAGACACCATCAGTGGCGTCACGGAAGATACCAGAGTACTTAGAGGTTGAACCTTCATCGTACAAGGCATAGAAACCTGTGTCAACTGCATCTGTTTGGTTATTGGATGCCAACTTGATTAGTGGGTCCATAACTTCTAGAGTTGTAGTTGAAATGTAGGTTACTTCACCTTCAACAGCCAAATTACCGTCAATATGAGTGTTACCAGAAACTGTTAGGTTTGTGCTAACTGTCATACGACCAGTATGAGCAAGTAGACCAGAAGATTCTGGATTTGCTTTGGTTAAGAAGTCACCGCTAAGTGTTGTACTCAAGTTGCTGATACGAGTGTTTGTGTTAGCAAGATCACTTGCTTGCTTTGCTTCTTGAGTATCTAAAGCACTTTGTGTAGCAGTATTCAAGGCACGAATAGCAGTGTTAGTTGCTGTTAAGTTTGTATTCAACAAAGCAATTGCAACGTTAGTGTTTGCTAGATCGCTTGCTTGTTTTGCTTCCTGTGTATCTAAAGCACTCTGTGTAGCAGTATTAAGCGCACGGATTGCTGTATTAGTACCAGTAAGGTTAGTGTTCAACTGAGCAATTGCTAAGTTGGTGTTACCAAGACCACCACCGGCTGAAGCTTGAACAGTAGCGATAAAGGCATTAGTATTTGCCAAGTCACTTGCTTGTTTTGCTTCTTGGGTGTCAAGGGCGCTTTGAGTAGCAGTATTCAAAGCACGAATGGCAGTGTTAGTAGCAGTCAAGTTAGTGTTTAACAGAGCGATTGCAACGTTGGTGTTTGCCAACTCTGCTTTAGCAGTGTTACGGTTATTAGTAATTGATGTACCATTGTTGGTAATCAAAGTACGCAAAGCAGTGTTAGTTGCTGTTAGGTTAGTGTTAACAAGAGTAACACGAGCAGCTTGTGAGGCAATTGAAGTATTGGTGTTTGCCAAATCGCTTGCTTGCTTTGCTTCTTGCGTATCCAATGCTGACTGGGTAGCAGTGTTCAAAGCGCGAATAGCAGTGTTGGTTGCGGTCAAGTTAGTATTAACAAGGTCAATACGATCTGACAACGCACCAGAGGCACCACCTTCAAGTGCTGCTAGACGAGTGTTAGTGTTTGCTAGAGCAGAACGTTCTGCGGTCTGCACTGAAGTAATGAATGCATTGGTGTTGCCTAAAGAAGCCTCACCGATACGAACAACAGCACCACCAGATTGTTTAGAATAGAT